TTTGCTAATGACAATGTTTGTGTTGAAACATGGAATATTTTTGTTAAACGCATTCATACAAAATTGTTTGCTAATGACAATGTTTGTGTTGAAACGGCGGTATTGGAAGTATAAAAATTAATAACGTTGTTGTTTGCTAATTTTTAACACAAAATTGTCTGTAGCAATATATTTAATATTTGCATTATATCTGCAAACTTTTAAAATAAACTTAAAAAAGGATTAAAATGATAAAAAAATTAACAGATAAACGGCTATCTGAAATAACAAAAATCCCTTGCGGGACGATAGCCGGTTGGAAGAGGTCTGATGGTTACAAAAAAGATATATATCTTTTCTTTAAAAATTTAGACCCGGAATTTTTAATAGAGAATTTTGGGGCCAAAACTCCTATAATTCCTTTGCTAGATAAAGAAGTAGTAGGCGCAATAGGCATTTCGCCAGGCACCCTGTATGGCTGGAAAAATGGGAAGGGGCATAGAAAAAAGCTATATGATTTTATAGCGCAATTTAGCGCAAAAGAGATTTTAGATATCTGTGCAAAAGAAAAAGATAGCATAAATGATAAAACGCTCTCAAAAATAACTAAAATTCCATACCAAACGCTGCAGGGATGGAAAAAATACGAAGATAGACAAGTTTTATATAAACTTTTAAAAAGTTTTACACAAGAGGAGCTATCTTCGTTTTTTAGTTAAAAAGGGCTTATTTTCTGCTCTAAAAATGCCTAAAAACCTAACTATAATCTTGCATTAGCATTTAAAGAATTTTATAGGTGTGTATAGTGGATTATAACGCTATTTAAAGGCTTATTAAAGAGCCTTTAAAATCTTTAAAAATTCATGATCAAAAGCTCATTTTTAACACTTCTATATTTACTATTAAGGCTATAATTTACCTTTAGCTCTTTGAATTTAAAATCCTTATAAAGACTTCTAACCATCTCACAGTCGTTGTAGCTAAGCATAAATTTACCTTTAACGTTTGCAAGTATTTTGGCTAGATTTTCATGCTCGTTTATGCCAAATCCGCGTACCATTTTATAGTAATTTTCTGCGCCTACATAAGGCGGATCTACGTAAAAAAGAGTATCACTGCTATCATACCCATTAATGAGTTTTTCATAGCTCATATTCTCAATAAAAGCCCTTTTAAGACGCTTTGAATTGGCAAAAAAGTCTCTGTGTATGTTTTTAGCACTTTTACTATCGCCTATTGCAAAATTATCACCTTTTGCCCCAAAGCTAGTGGCAAGAAGATAGAAATAAAATGCAGCTTTTTGGATATCGTTTTTTGGCTTTAATTTGCCGTTTTTGATGTCCAAAAACAACTCACGACTTCTAAATAGTAAGTTCATTTCAGCTTGCAAGCTTGCAGGGCGGTTCCTGATTATCCTATGTAGATTGATAAGATCTGAGTTGATATCATTTACAACTTCAATTTTTGAAGGCTCTTTTTGGTAAAAGTTTGCTATCGTTTGCTAATGACAATGTTTGTGTTGAAACAAGAGCAAACATGGCAGAGACCTTAAAAGAGAAGTTTAAAGGCGTACTAAGTGCAAATACTAGCTATTTTGAAGGAGTGAGTGACCACATTATAAGTCAGGCTCAAAACATAGCTAGAGTAAATCAGTCTAGTAAATACGGAGTAAAGCATTACAAAGTATTAGCTAGGATAGATAGCCGTACAAGCGATATCTGTAGAAGTATGAATGGACGTATAATCCCAGCCTCGCATATAGAAACTCAAAGCAACAATATCCAAAACGCTAAAGATATAAACGAGAAAAAAGCAGCTGCTATTTGGAGAAATGAGCCTTTTTTGGGTAAAATACTCCCTAGTAACTTCGGGCTTCCACCATATCATTTTCGTTGTAGAACCGAGCTAGTACCGGTGTGGATAAATGAAGAAGAGATCGATGGAGTAAAGATGAAAAATACAAGCCCGCTTAGCAAAGATGAAGTAGTAAAGCATATAGATAAAACTGGGGTTGAGAGAGTGCTAAACAAGGGAAATTATTTTGGTGAAAATAACCACTCTAAACCACTATATAAAAGAGCTTCTAAAGGCGATATTGTAAAGGCTCTAAACTCTATAAATACAACGGCTAAAAATAAGGACAATAGATATATAAACGCTTTTAGCGATAATGGGTATTTCATAGTGTTTAACGGCAATGAGATAGTGACTGCCTATAAACATGAAAAAGGCAATAAGGCTACTTTTGATTATTTCAAAAGGAGATCTATATATGATAAAAAAGAGGTGATAAAATGGAAAATCGCAAACTTACTATAGGGAGTTATGGTATAGAATGGGCTATAAAAGATCCAAATCATGGTGATGAAGCCCAAGGGCTGGGGATTATAGCTCCTATAACATCAGTAATGGGCGGGAAAATAGTTGAAATATTTGATATTCTAACCCCATATCAAGAAGATATCGATGAAGCAAAAGAGTATAAAGAATTCTATGAGATCTGCGACTTTGAAGTATTATCAAACGGTCATAAATTCACAGGTACTTTTATAGACGCTTTAGAATATATCAAAGCAAATTTCGGCAAGTAAAATTTATAAGTTTATTTAGACTAAATATTAGGGGCGAAATATGACTATAATAGAAGCATTTAGCAAAACAAAAACATTGCAAAATCAAAATCGCAACGCAGTAGTTAAAATAGTGAAAAAAAATTATAGTGGATATGATGTTCAAATAGAGCCAGTAGAGCTTACTGTTATTAAAAACTCTTTAGAAATGATATCTCAAAATGCAAATAGCTTTATGGCGAATGTGAATGCAAAATATGGAAAATAATAGTGCGATTATAGAACCAACGATAGATGATATTAGTTCAGAAACTTTAGAAAAAGTTGGTGATGTAATAGCACAAATTAGAGCTTTGCCAAACGATGAGTTCCGACAGCTTAATTTTCAGCCGTCGAGCCAACCACGATTAAATGGGCTTTTTGTCAAAGATACAAAATTTTACAACCTAACCCGCGACGGTTTTTTACTTATGGTTACTTAGTTATGAGCATATACAAAGCCTAGAAGCAGTAGGAAATTTTAGCAAAAGTAAATCTGTAGGGATTTGCGGTTAAAATTTAGAATGATAGAAAATAGCTTTATTTCAAAGCCTTCTTAATATCGTTTAAAACCTTATTTCTTACATCTTTTGCAAGGTCTTCTTTAGCCCTTGCAAGCCCCGAGCTACTTATATAATTATTTAAACCATCTTCTAGGTAAGGCTGAGCCTTAGTGCCTGGATGATTTACTTGCTTTGCAAATGCTTTTGCGGTGCGCGAACCCGTCCGCCCTCCGCCGCCTACTAAAGCCCCGCTTACGGGGTGCCCCGACCGGGTCCATGCCAAAGCTTTTGCTTTTTTAACTCTGATAATATGCGGCTTTGTTCCAAAATGTACGAATTTAGCGTAAGGCGCAAGTTTAGAATTCCCGATAGTTACGCTTGTTTGATCTGCTTTAAATACTTGTATATCTTTTTTTAAATTACCTGTTTTAAACGGCGCTATAGCCTTGCTCTCATTTACAATCTCTGCACCTACTCTAAACATAAAGTTTTTAAAAATCTTATTCATATTATTATCGCTCCGCCGCTTTTTTTAGCTCGCACCACGCCTATATGAGATAACGCTAATGCTAAAGCCCAAAACCTATCTGCGTGGCCGTATTCGTTTCTTTTGGCGTCGTATTTAAAGCTTTTTGCGCCTATAGTTCGCTTTATGGCGTGGATGTCTGCTATTAAAAGCGGATCGTTTGGAATTTTGATTAGTTTATCTTCAAATGCTTTTTTAAGATTTAGCGCCATCTCTTCTTTTCTGGTATTGCTAAACCACACTCCACTTACTCTACTTTTAAATTTATCATGCATATTTTCTGCTAGATTCATACCTATGCCGGTTTTGTCTATTTTTAAAACGCTAATCGGATACGTTTTTAAAAAGCTGGTTAAATGCTCTTTTTGCTCTTCAAATCTAGCCTTAGCTAGTATATCCATTAAAGCAGTTTTATAAACTCCATTTTCTAAAACAACCCCCGCTAGCGTAGATCTATCGCTCACTCTACCTACATCATATCCTGCGTAAATACATTCACTACTTTTTGGCGTAAAATAATGCGCCTTGTTATCCACGCAAGATTTTATGAGCGATATAGAAAGCAAGCTACTCTCATCATCTACGAACTGACACTCATACGCGCTAGCCCAGGTATCTGTGTCAAACAGATCTCTCATCGTCTCTAAGTCAAAATCTAGTCCGTCTTCTATCGCTTTATATATGCTTACGCAAAATCTTTTAAACATATGGAATTTAGTTTTATCTGAGTAAATTTGATGAAAAAGGCTACGCTCTTCAAACGGCGTTGAAAGTATGGTTAATCGGCCTTTTATAGCTCCTATGCTAGGGACAAATGCGTGCCAAATGCGTTTTGGATTTGGATACCAGGCAAACTCGTCCATCCAGATATCTCCCGCAAATCCTTGTACGGTCCTAAAGTTGTTAGCAAAAGATTTAATGTATGCTCCATTTTCTAAAACAACTTCGTGCTCGCTATCTTTTTTAAAACTTATACCATACTCCTTTGCCCAGTGCCGCATGTACCGCATTAGTATAAGGGCTTGCTCTTCACTTGCAGATAAAAAGAGCTGGTCTCTCCCCGCAACTGCGCCTATAAGAGCATCTGCACTACTCACATACGAAAAACCTATCTGACGTGATTTTAACACTATCCTAAAAGTATCATTGCTTTGTAAAAATTCCTTTTGGTAGGCGTATAAATTCCCATGTTCTAAAATACGCTTTTTAAGCTCATTAGCAGTAGGGCTATCCATATTTATAATAGGACGGGATTTATCTTTTATGCTTTTTACTTTTTTTACGCCGTTTTCAAGCTTGGCTAGCGCAGATACAAGCTCACTTAGCATAACCACTCCTTGTGGGGTTTGGTCATTTTTGCTAAGCTCTTCTATCTTTTTCTTGGTAAAGTTTATTGCGTTATCTATGCTAAAATTCTCTTTTTCATAAGTCTTTAGCCACTTTGCAAGCGTTGGTCTACTTACTCCTGTTTGCCTTGTTAGTGCTAATGCGCTTACTCCGCTTTTTAGCAAATTTACGCACTCTTCTTTAAACTCTTTTGTATATGTCACAATTCGCCTTTTTTTGCATTTTTTACCTTAATACTTATACCGATAAGCATAAAAGCCTTTTAAACGTTTTTAAACGCCTTTTAAAAGCATTTAAAAACTAGTTTAAATGTTCTTTTGCCAACCTAAAATACTTCTAGCTTCTTCTATGCTAAGAATTCCACTTCCAACTAGAGTTGTTACTATCTCTCCATCATCTTTAAAGCTAGTTGTATCCATAGCTTTAAGCGTTACTTTTACTCCTATGTTTGTAAAAAAGCTCTCTATCATCTCTATTTTTGGTTTAATTTCTAGCTCGTTAAACATTTGGAGCTGACCGCTTAGCTCGCCACTACCGCCAAGAGCAGAGCCTTGTACTATGCCTAAAAGACGCGGAGGAATGGCGTGAGCGACTGCTATTTCATCCCTAGTTACGCTTTTTAACTCTTTGAAGCTAAGATCACTTACCCTTCCTAGCTCTTCAAAGCGGATTTTAGCGTCTTTGTCATTTGCACTGTTTTCTCCATAAATTATAAGGGTCTTGTGTGAGTTGTTATAACCTCTAAAATTGCTACCAAAAAAATTTTCAAACGCCTTTATTTGCTCCTCGCTTGGCTCTGCGTTTTCATAAATTATGGCAAGGTCTGGTCTTGCTCCATTATCAAAAAACTTATCATTATACAGATCTGCTTTTTGGTTTATTAGGATTTGTTGTAAAGCTGCTAGGTAGTCTGGTTCGCCATAATACCTGCTATTTGGACTGTAGTAAAAAAAATGGTATCCCTCTAGTTCCACAATCTTTTCATTCACTTTTTGAAATAGGCGCCTATCTTTTTTAAGCCGCATTTGGTTTGCTGGGAGATTGTAAAAAAGGTAGCTGGTACTCCCGCCTGCTTTTTCTATGGCGGCGTTTCCATAGAGTTCTAAGTTAAAAGCAAATGTGTTTAGGAAGTTTTTAGGGCTTACACCTGCAGGTAAGAACTTTTCTAAGTCGCTTTCTTCTGTTTCTATTTGGCTTAAAAGACCTGCTTTTATCTTTATAGCACGCCTGTGATAAACATTTGCGTAATATGCTTCTAAAAGTTGGTTAAAACTAAAAAATGGCTCTATAATCCCGCTTGTGGAGGTAGTCTCTTCTCCTATTTGCAAACTTTGTTTTGCGTCTTTTTCTATAAAAAATCTATTCATAATGTCTCCTGCAAAGTAAAAAAGCAAAGTTAGCACAAAAAAAGATTTAAAAATATCTATATATAGCTATATAGAGTGACTAAATTTATAAAAACTTTTAAAATGCACGCAATAATTTTTGGAGGATAAACATGGCTAAAAGGCTTAAAGATATAGCTATAACGCATATTTCTTTAGTAAAAGAAGGTGCAAATGGCAAGAGTGTAATTTATAAGAGCAAAGACGCGCTAGAAGACTATTTTAGAAGCGTAAAAATAGCTAAAAACGATACAGAAAAAGGTATTGTTTATGGAATTGTCTATAGCCCAGACGAGATCGACACGCAAGGAGACGCAGCTAGTGCAGCGGAGATAGAAAAAGCAGCATTTTCTTTTATGAAGGGGTTAAATATAAAAAATGTAGACAGAGACCACAACTTTAAACCAGAGGGCGCCTACATCTGTGAAAGCTGGATAGTTAAAAGCGGTGATCCGCTATTTCCAAACGAAAAAGAAGGAAGCTGGGCAGTGGGCATAAAGCTAGAAAGCGACGAGCTTAAAGAGGCGGTAAAAAAAGGAGATTTAAAAGCACTATCTATGGCTGGGACGGCTATAAAAGAAGAAGATGATGGTCTTTTAAAAAGCATATTAAAGGGATTTGAAGCTATTTTAAAAGGTTTTAATGCAGAAAAAAATATAAAAGAAGGAGAGCAGTTGGAGAGAGAAAAAGAAGTAGCAGAGGTGATTAAAGGTTTAAGCAGCATAAAAGAAAAGCTAGATGAACTAGACTCTTTAAAGAAAGACATGAATGAGCTTAAAAATGAGCTTAAAAAAAGCAAACAAGAAAATGCTACACAAACAAATGAAAACGATATAGGAGGACTACTTTAATGGCTAAAAACTTAAGAGAATTGCTAAAAGCTACAGGAACTATAAACGCTGTAGATATGTATTCTACCTCTACTTTGCGTCCAGAGGTTTCAAATAAGATAATTAAGACCATAATCGACAAATCAGACTTTTTAAGCAAGGTGACTTTGGATAAAACAAAGAAGCTAAGTAAGAGTTTTGATACTTGGAATTTAGCTAGTGGGATACTAGTCCGCGTGAATTCTGGTGACAAGCCAACTAACGCGCAACGCCAAAAAATCGGCGTAAGCTCCGTTTTAATAGAAAATAAAGTTGTTCAGCTTTTTGCAAAAATTACGCAAGATACACTAGAAGATAACGCAGAAAATCCAAATTTCGAAAACGAAACATTTGATAGTTTTGCGACCGCATTTAGTAACGATTTGCAAAATCTAGGGATGATAGGATCAAAAGACGATTACGCAGAGTCTAAATTTGAAAATCTAAACAAGGGCTGGTTTACGCTTGCAAAAGAGAGCACTAAAACAAAAAAACTAGAACACAAAGCAGCTAGTAAAATAACAGATAGGCTGATTGCCATGGTAGAAAACGCAAACGAAGACGTGCTAAACCAAAGTGTGATAATAGTAAGTAAGAAAGATCTAATAGCTTACAATAAAGAGATTGGCGGTAAAAATGGCGGATTATCAATTTTGCTAAATAAAGGCGCAGACAATATCCTTGGCGTACCGCTAATTGGCGCAAGTTTTGTAAAAAGCGGCGAATACATGTTAACTCCACTTAAAAATCTTATTTTTTCAATCGGGCTTGATATACGTCGCCAACGCTGGTACGACAACGAAGAGAGCTCTTTAAAATATAAATTTGAAGTGTTCTGCGACTACCAAATAGGCGTACCAGAATGGGTTGTATTAAGTACTACAAACGAAGCAGACAACGACGGCGATGGAGTTTGAAAAACTAAAAGAGAGTTTAGAAGCTAGAGCTAAAGCTTCTTTACTAAATCCAAATGAAATAACCGCTGAAGCGCTAGAGTTTAGCACAAATGAAACACTAGAGTTTTGTAAAGGCAAAGAAGTGCAAAGCTGGGCGGTTATGGATTTTGCTATGACTAGACTAAAAATTTATCTAAAAATAGAGCTAAGTGAGGCAGACATTATCTTGCTAAAAAATGCTTGTAAAGAGATAGATGCTTCTAAGATTATAGAAGGCAAAGGCGGCGGGTTACTATGGGCGGCGGTTTAAAAAAAACAGTTGAGCTTATAAAAAAAACGTTTACCGGCGTTAAGTTTATAAGCGCTAATGGGTATATAAATCAAGCCGGTCTATATCTAAGCTTTAATGGCTTAACGCCTTTATCCGCGTTAGGCGATAGTGCGCATTTTAGTATATATTTTTGCGCAAACAGTCTAGAAAATGATAACTTTGCAGCGCTTACCCAGATAGATGAGCTTAGAGAAAAGGTGTTCAAGCTTGGAGCTAATTTAGGCGAGAACCTCTTTAAAAATTGTGAGCTTATAGCAAATAAAGACTCAAGCCTTTATACGTACGCTATAAACTTTACCATAAATTTAAATGGAGAAAAAAATGAGTAAAACAACAAGATTAGCAGCAGGAGAGATAAGATTTGCACCCTACTTAAATGACGGGACTTTAGGAGAAGAGATAGTCTTAGGCTACAACCAAAGAGCCACTCTAAGCCGCACCGCAGAGACCAAAGAATTGCTAAGTAACGACGAGAGTTTAGGGCAAAGCGTAGCAGAGCTAGAAACTAAGGTTACTTACGAGTTTAGCACAGAGATAGGAGATCTTAGCCTTAAGAACATAGCTATAGCATTTAAAGGTCTTGTAGAGACTAAAAATTACGCCCCTGGTGATATTTTTTGGAATGGTAAAACTTTGCTAGATGGATCTAGCGCTATAACTAGCGCAAAAGTCGGGGATTTGGTTATCAAGGACTCTAAAATTTACACTATTGCAGAAGCTATAACAAGCTCGACTGAATTTGCAGATATAAAAACCGCAAACAAAGTCTATAAAGCAAGCTCAAGCTTCATAAAACCAGAAAAAAAGACAAACAACGTCGGTAGGCTGATATTTGATGGGAAAAATCTAAGCACAGGAAAGCTGCAAATTCTTATAATCCCAAAAATAAATTTAAAATTCGACGGCGATTTTACCATCGTTGGAGATGATTTTGCGAAGCTATCTTTAAAAGGCAAGGTTTTAAGACTAGAAGGACAAGAGCTATTTACTTTAATAGATGGAGAAAACGATGAAAACTAG